TTTTTTTCCTCCATTAATAATTAATCTTGTGGCATTGGATGAATCGGGGTGAAATGCATTGCATTCAAGAAACCACCAGTTGGATCCTGAGTTCGAGCATCTTCAGCTCCCGGGGTAGAACTTACAAATTGAGGTCTTTCAGCAGGCTGATAATCGTCTTCCTCATCGTCATAACCATAATCTGCTTCTGTGATGAAAGCATCAGCGTTATTTTCGGTGTAGACCTTTACGAAATCATCTGCTCCAAGAATGGAATCACCTTCCATCTTGAGTTGCTTTGCAATCATTGACTGAATGAAATCCCTCTTTGCCGCCTGAGAAGAAAAATTCTTAGTTGCCGCATATTCCTTCACTGCGAATTCATATGCCTGCTTCTTAAGCTGGTCCTTATAAGCTTTGGTATCTGCATCATACTTACCTTTGAGAGCCTCGAATTGACCATTCAATTCACTCAGCTTAGTGGAATCAGTGCCCGCTTCTTCAAGCTGTTTCTTCAATGCTTCAAGGTCTGTATCTCTGGTAGATACCGTTCCGTTAAGAGTTTCAATCTCTTTCGTCTTTGCTTCGAGTTCAGATTCAAACTTTGCCTTTGATACATACCCGCCTTCATTCAAATCCACTAACTTTACATTATTGGACTTAAGTGCTTCGGCAAATTGCTCATAGGAAAGAATTCCTCCCTCTGCCTGGTCAAAAAGTTCCTTCAAATCCTTCATTCATTGCCTCCATTCTTTATCTCTGTTATATTTAACTGTGGATTACAGTTTCCACCGAATGAGCGTTCTTTATATCTCTTTACGCTGGAGTTATATAATAAACAGCTTTCGCTGATTATTTTTCTTCTATCTTATTTCCTGCATCAGCAAGTCCTTCACCTATAATATAAGCAATAACTGCACCACCCGCCATTATGAGTGAAGCGACTTTCTCAGCCTTCTCAGCATCACCTGTGAAGTAGACGATAAGCATTGTTACAAAAGTTGCAACAGTCATCCAAAATTTTCTTGATGTGAGTTTTCTCTTCCAATCAATCTTCATTTCTTATCATCTCCTTTCACTCTTTCTAAATCAGTTAACCTGCGATTGATATCTTTTATCTGTTCTTCAACCACCGGTATCCGTGATGCGAAGTTGTTATGCTTCTTAACTTCTTCTGTAAGATTATCCAACTTAGTATCAGTGATTGCTTGTGATACAGCTAATTTACTTTCAATAGTTTTATTGCTACTGATATTCGTTATGATAACTCCTATCAGCGCAAGCACTCCGGTTATTAAAGCGGGTAAGATATTTTCCATGTTTTACTCCATAAAAAATGAGAAAGATAGTGAGGAGTTGCGCAACCCACTATCTTTCTCTTCCGGAAGAAAATAGCTACATATTCTCTTACTTATATTCTATATCCAAACCCTAAATAAGTAAATACTTTTTTACCGATATCCTGGAACTCTTGCTCGGTCTAATTGAGGTTTTAATCCACATGCTTCACAAAATGCTTTATATTGTTTATTCATCTGAGTGATAGTTGCTCTTTCCGATTTGGATCCTTCTGCATCACCGGATTCATTAAGAGTTAAATATCTTTCCTTGTGACGTCTTATCTCAGTTTCCATCTCTCGCATTTTCTGAGAGCATTCATACTTGGTATAGTGATGACCTGCTTTATCAGTATACCCTTTTTGATTATCCTCTTTGAGTTTCTTCAACTGCTCCTTGGTGAAGTTCGGTTTGTTTACTCCAATAATGATTGAATAAGTGAAGTGATGACAATTCCAGACTCCTATCGGTCTTGCTATAGCATCGAATTTCTCACCGTCAACATCCTCAAAAGGTTCATTATTCTGAAGTTTATCATACTCTTCATTAGTAAACTGATGACCTTGAATAGGCTCATGGTCTGGTGCTGACATGGCATGAACCGTTATCTCCTTACCATCTGCTCCATATTGTTTACCGGTTTCATCTTGAACACCTTGATTAACTGCTCTGATACCATCCATCAGATTTCTTCTAACTGCGGTATCAAGTCTTTGAGTATATCGTCTACCACTTTCGGTATTATACTCCACATATCTGATTCCACTATCTGCAAGTTGATTCATGGTACGCCGCATAGCAGTATTATAATCAAGAATTCCGCTCTGACTTACCTGGATTGCTTCATCAAGTATGCTCTGATAAGTCTTAGCAATAGAAGTAGGCTTTAACTTTTTAGGATTCTTCAAATCCCTTATCATGAAAGCCTGCGCTCTGGATAGATTCTTATAAGTTTCCAGAGTTTGCTTTTCTACTGCTCTAACTACTCTCTGCAGTTCCAGATTCTTCTCAAATGGGATAAAAGGTTTCTGCCGGTAATCATAGTAAGGCTTAGCATCTATATAAGCATCCTCTGCCACCGTTTTGATGAGTTTCTTAATATCCTTTTCATTCAATCCGGTTAACCTGGCAATCTCTTTGTTTATCTTTCTTACATCAGCTCCGGTTTTCAGAAGTCTTTCAAGTTTGTATACATCAGAAGGAAGGAGATGACCAATCTCCTTCACTCTCTGAGCAATAAGTTTAACCACATAATCATTGATTAACTGCTGTCTCTCAATAATCGGTCGCATTAAATTATCAAGCGCGTTTTCTGAAAGCATTATTCATTATCCGGTTTGGGTTTATTTTCTTTCTTTTTCTGGAAAGGATTATCATTCTCAAAATTGGAGTTCATGACCATTTCATTCTCCATATCCTGCATACCTTCCTCAGATATAGCCTTAAGTGCCTCCTCTGCCTGTCTATCAGTTTCACCGAAGTACCACTTTCTGACTTCAAGCTTACTGGTAAGACCATTCTGGAGTAGAGTTATCTGCTTGGTAAGTTCGGTATCTACATCGACGATGATTGAGTCATCCCATTCAAATGATACATCATATTCACCAGCCTTAGTGATATCATACAAATCACAGTAGGCATTCATGATATAAACTACATCTTTCAAACAATCCTCAATCGCCTGCTGGATATCGGCATTAGTCTGGAAACTTCTCTGCTTAAGTATCTTAATCTCGGTAGCGGTCCTTGCTTCTTGAGTTACATCTGAGAGAGTTCCTCTGGATAGACCGGTTACATCTTCTATCCTCATCAAGATTGCGTTAAGACCTTGAATGAATGAAGTATCTCTGAGTACCGGAGAATAAGGCTGATAAGTATCAGATTCACCTAAGTCGATGGTTCTGAATAATCTTGCCTGCATCCGAGGATTTACAGAATGCATATTGCCTTTTGGATCCTCTTTAAATGCCATAGCATCACGGTCGATATCTATTGCCATCTCACCGGCTTCATATTCCCAGAGAAGTCTTGAATACTGCATATCAGCATCTTTGATGAGATTAACTGCTCTTGAATATCCTGATACTCCAAGAGGTGAGCTGGTATCAACTGTATTTGCCTCAGGCATTTTGAAATATGCGAAGAGTGGTTTCTGGATATTCTTTATTTCAACTTTTTCCTTCAGGTCTTTCCAGGAACTTACAGTTGAAAGAGGAATCTCATGACCCAAATCAAGTCCGGAAACATCTCCTTGATTCTGATTCGTAGATGCCTTGAATGCTTTATTGATAATCGTAATGGAGTTATTCTTCCATCTATGATACTCAAGCCTTCTATAAATCACATCCTTCTCAATCTGAGTCTGGATAAATGCGGCTTCTGTAATCTGACCACTTGCATCAAATGCTAAAGGATAGAATGAATCTGCCTGGATAAAGTCAAACTCCATCTGCCAGTCTGCTTTAGCATTCTTCTGCTTATCGGTCTTATCAACCTTATTTGCTACAAGATAAGGTTTGATGACCAATCCACCTTTTGCAATTCCATACTCAATCTGTTTTCTTAACTGCTTCTTGAGTTTCTCGTATTGCTCATTGAGATATTCTGCTCTATCGGTTGAAGTTACCGGCTTATCTTCTACAATGGTCTTAGGTTCCATCGAAGGAATGATATTACCAAACTCATCAGGTTCTGGATCCTTATACTTAGGATTCTTTTTCTCCACTTCTTTAGTCGGAGTTGTAATCTCTGATTTAAACTCAAGAAGTGCGGTTCTTGCTTTCTCACTAGCAATCAGTGAAGGAAGTCCGAGAGATACAATCCTTACCGGGTCATAATCGGTAGGCTCCTTCAGCCAATATGCCTCACCCTTATACATATCAGTCCATAATTCAATTGCATGCTCCATCTGAGATGACATGATAGGAGTGACATGGAGGGTCTGCTCAATAGTTCTACCACCAATCATTTTAAATATCTCCTTCAGTTTTGAAACTATGTTTGACCACAGTGACATTTCATTTTCCTCTACTATTTATTATAATCCAAATATCACTTTCTTACTACAATTACTGGTATTCTTTTAATGCCTAACATCATTGCCGCAATGGCTCGGTGCCTACCTTCCTGCCCTTTAGTTTTATAGTTAAGATATGGAGTATCAAACTTTGTTCCATCTTTCATCATTTGCATATATCGGTTGATATTCTTAATATCAGTTCCCCGAATAGTTGTTTCTATTGTATCCTTTGGAAATATATTATGGGCAACTTCATGTAAATAAGTTTCGGGGGACATCTCAACCACTATAGCCTTACCACTTTTAAGGGCATCGTCAACTTCAGGAGTGGTAGATTCATTTAATTTAAATCCTGGATATTCACTCTTCACATCCATTGAAATATCCTTATTAGTTTTTGCCCACTCCTGTTTCTGCTTATCTTGTTGGGCTTTATCAAGGTTTAATAATTCATTGGTCTTTTCTGTCCATTCATGGTCGGCTTCCGTATATTGTTTAAAATATTTATCAACCTCCGCTTTTAACTGCTTTCCTTTCTCAGTATATTTAACTGGTTTATCTCCTAGCAAGGACCTAAGTTCATCCGAACTATCCCACTCTGATTTAGGTTTATCCATAGTTTCTTTCTTGAGTTCTTTAGACAATTCGTGATATTTTTGGTTAGAAGAACGTCGTCGAATAAGAGCATCTTGGACTTCATCTGATAACTTCTTATACTTCGGGTCATTAGTATAACTATCTGCTTTGATTAGCTTTGCCTTAATATCCTCTTCAGTGACAGGCTTATTATTCTTCTTATCAGCTTCCTGCTTATTACCTGCTATCTGACGTTGTTTATTCTTCTCATCTTCATCAAACCAATCTGTATTTATTCGCTTTCCGGATTTAGTAGTTATCCAAGCCATTGATTATCTCCTCACTTTTCAATTCCCATCATTGATAAATATTCATCATCAAAATCATCCATCCAGCTATAACTAAGATGCAGTTTAATTGACGCGGTTTTATTATTCTTTATATTAAACCGAACATCGCCAAGCCCTATTCTTCCATCTTTATCATAATTACCCCGATTATTATCAAATACAAAAATAGACATATCATCCGGAAGGGTAAGGGAAAACTCATCATAAATATGTTCCCATAAATAATCTTCCAAATCACTTTCAGGGTCATAATTATTATGGAATTCAACTAATTTATCCACGGTAGCTTGAAAATGATTACTGAAATCTTCTGCTTTCTTTTTCATATCCTTTGAAAGGTCATTTGCATAGGTGATTTCATTATCGGACTCAGCCTGTTTTTTATCTGCTTCTTTTTTATTGGCATCCATCTGGCGTTGCTTATTTGCCTCGTCATCATCGAACCAATCAGTGTTAACTCTTTTACCGCTCTTAGTTGTTATCCAAGACATATTTCAACTCCTCCACTAAATAATCATCTTCAAAATATTGAGACCTTACCGGATGCTTTCTCTTTCCGCCACTTCCTCCGCCTATGAGATAATCAACATGGTCTACGAGGTTCGGTGCCAGATTCAGAACTTTACAATCTTTATGAAACTCTTTAACATACATCTTAAAAGCCCAGTCATCATTCCTTCCACTCTTCCAATAATCAAAATATACCGGATTACCGATTATGTATTTATCTACCCAGTTAGCACATTCAATTGCCCATTGATTTGGGATCCTAATACATGGGAATGAAAACCACATCTGACTTCTATCCACTAATCCGATATTCTCTTTGATATCTCCATCATATTTCAAAGAACTGAACCCACATACCAGGCCTTCATTAAACTCCTCAGAACGCTCTTTAAAATTATGGCTGATAATTATATCATCTTGTAGATGCCAGGTGCCTTCCTGCGGGTCTGAGAGCGTTCTGAACGCGTTTAAGCAGGCTCTGAGATTACCATCTTCATTCTCATCGTTATAAATCGATATATCAGCCTCTGCTATCCCTTGTTTTATCATCGATGGAATGAGATATCCGTTAACATACCATATTCTTTTTGGATAAGTATGTATCAGATATTTAGCCATTTGAGGTCGCACTCCTTATCAATATCACATGTACTATCATTAATCACGATATAATTGGTATAATCAATTACGTTTAACTCGGTGCCTTTTATCACTTGCCATAGTTCCCATGCTATCGGCATACGTCTTAGTAATCCACAATTGAAATACATCTTAGTATCTTCTATCCCTTCTCTGAAATGCTTCTGGTTAACTACTTTGAAAGCAAATGGTTCTGCCCATCTTTTCGGATATTCCGGAGCAAATGGAGGAGCAGATGCGAAGAACTGAATATCATCGGTCTCTACATTGATTATAATATCAATGGCCTGCTTTGAAAATATTACATCTCCAAATAGATAACAGACTTCCTCATCAGTTGGATAAAATGCATCAACCCAATATGAATACGGGTTATATCCAAATTCGTTATCATGATGCAGTATTTCAACATCTAAAAAATCAAACATTGGATTATTAGAACTGACAGCAATATCATCTATTCCGGCTTCACGCAGTAATCTTATCGTACGCTCAACTATAGACTCACCATTTCTCAGCTTAAGTAATTGCCTTGGATTCTCAGCGAATGGTCCATATTTTCCACCGCACATGATGATATATTTCAAGTTGCTGTCCTTCCTTCATTCTGACCAAAGGCTACGTAGTGCCAATAATACATCTGGTTATCTTCTCCGAATGCTTCTCTCAGGTCTGCGTATTTCTCCTTATATACTTCGGGATTGAAACTAGCACTTGCCTGTCTGAATTCCCCCATTCCGAATTGCTGGAAATGGATCCAGAGAGCATTTGCATCATCTCCAAATATCTCGTTTAAATCATCATACTTATTTGAGTAATATTCCGGATTGAATACCGGTGAATAATCATATCCATCAATGATATATCCAGTAGTGGGAAGAGGAGCAGGAGCATTGAGTCTCTGGTTAACCAGGTCTGCTATATTCGGCATGCACTTCTTAAGGAATGGTCCAGGGCATGCAGTAGATGCAAAATCACAATGCATGGTCATATTAGCACCATTTATACCCTTGATTCTTTCATTCTTGCTATCTGACCATATGAGTTTCTTGATTCCATTTCTCTGACAGATATCAGTGCAGAGATTTATGAGTGAGTTCATAGCAAGTGCTGATACCGTCCAATAAGGAGCAAGCAGTTCATTTGCTACCTCTATCGTCACTGCCTGCATATCATTTGCTTTATTCGATGAAGTCCAGGCACCATTCTTCTCCTCTACATACATTGCAATCCTGCCATCAGTTCCGATTCCATAATTGGAATTACCTCTCTTGTTATGGAATACTCTACCGCAGGTCTCAACTGAAAGATTGCCGGCCATATGATGGATAGTAATCTTTCTTATAGGTCCTGGTCTCAATCCATAATTGCCAGGTGATAAATCTACATACTCTACCAAAGGACTATTAGTAAACATCATTCCTCCTCCTTCATCAAATCTCGTTAAATTATACTGATTAACTACTCTCATGCAATTCTCTACATAATTCGGTCCGGTTGCATATCCTGCATCTTTCAATGCCTGCAGATATCCTTCGGGAGTCGTTTGAGACTTTGCTTTAGTATATCTTCCGGAATCGATGAATTGATAATATCCTTCTACTCCATAGTTCATATCTGAAAAAGCATACCAATCAGTGACTATTGGATATCTCACTCCGTTTTTGTATTCAAATGATGTAGACGTGAATTTTCCACAATTACAAGTTACTCTGCCTTCTTTATATTTCAATCCAAAATAGTTATGATACTGAGCCTTATCAGAGGTACCGAACCCAGATTCATGACAAGCCTGGGCTATGATGGCTGAATTGACTCCAAATCCAAATTTTGATTTCCAGCCTATAACATATTTTGATATCTCGTTTATAAAATCTTCCTGGATACTCATTAGTTACCCTTTCTATTTGCGTATTTTTCCATCGCATATCTGACTGCGTCTATCGAGTGGTTATTCTCATCTGGATAAGCACTTATGAACTCTCCATCTCTGTCTTGCTCATATTCATAGTTAACAAATTCCTTATAGGTCTCTGGACATCTTCTTTTATCGATATAGATATGCCTGAGACCTTGTAACCATTTGATTCCATATCGTATTGAATCTGGTCCTTTATTTGCTTCTCTTATGAACGCTCCATAAGCCTTGAAGTCTGCTACTGATTTAGGCTCTGCTGAATCGGCAATAACCAGTTCTTCTCTACTTACCTTCTTCTCCTCATCATAAAGTATCTTAAATACCGTCTCATTACGCGTTTTAACGGTTGAATACTCATCAAAGATATAAAGGTCAAGTCTCGTTCTATCAAAGTGCATCCTGACGAATCTGAATGGATCCTTAGCGAATCCCCAGTCAATTCCATTATATATTGAATCGAATGTTTTATAAAGTGGAATCTCCCTATCTGAGCGTTTTACCAATTGCTCCATATCCATATCTTCCACATTCTGAAATACATCTCCACCAGTTCCTACCGGCACGCCCATATACTCATGCTCATAAGCTTTTGGATTGATTTCTTTCAATTCCTCTGCTTCTTCTATGAACTCTGGTCCTAGCCATTCTTCAGGAGCTTGTAAGTAAGTTGTTCTGAATATGAGAGTATTCTTTTTTGGATGAAGTTCATATTCTTCAACCATTTCATTTGCCCAGTTATTCTTACTGATAGGTGGATTGAATGACCGAAAGTCCCAGAATAACTCTCCACCTCTCTTTGTGGACTGGGTAACTTTTCTGAGTTCTTTCTCTCCGGCAAATTGGTCAAGCTCCTCAAACCAGTTGATTGCTATATAGCCTATAGTGACCTTGATTGATTTCACTTTGTCTGGGTCATCAAGACCCATAAAATATATCTTTTGGCCGGTAGGTATATATTCGATTGGAGTGGAGTAATTCTTTGGGATTCTGAAATATTCCTCAAGACCGAGTTGATATATTCCCCAAACGATTTGTGGAAAGATTGAAGTCTGGATAGTATTTGCTATCTTTCTGAAACAGACGGCATTAGTTTCTGGATAGGTAATGATTAAGAGTGGAATGGTTACTCCAATAAATGATGATTTCAGACTACCTCTCCCTCCAGGAAAGATATATCTTGAATGCTCATGACCGAGTATATCCTCAAGGATATCGTCATATACCGGCCCTATACAGTCTTTTATCTTAATCTCTTTTACCATCGCTTCTCCTTTGAAATAGCGCGGGTAGGATTTGAACCTACGACCTCCTGGGTATGGGCCAGGCGAGCTTCCGGACTGCTCTACCGCGCGATATAATGAGATGATTGCTTAGGGGATAGATTATTATGAATAGAGGTATCATGGTATATTCTGAGAGGTAAGCAATCATCTCAAACAACGCCAGCAGGACTCGAACCTGCAATAATGAGAACCAAAATCTCATGCCTTACCATTTGGCCATGGCGCTTTGGATCCTAATCTCTTTTCCAGTTAACCTTTATCTGAACTACATTGTCAGGAGTTCCTTTAAGTCTATTCTCAATATCCACAGTTCTCTTTGCAAGTTCATTCATTGCCTTAATTCGGTCAGCAAGTGAGGCATCCAATCCAAATTGGTCTTTGACTTCTCCACGAGCAATCGCTGAATATAACTCCATAACTTCTTGAGCGTCCATTATTGATTTCTTCTCGGCTTTCTCGTTGAGTCTGGAGATTTCTGCCTGGACCTTTGATAATCTTAGAAGTTTGGATGCGGTAACATCAACATTCTTTGGAGCATACCCAGCTTTTAATGCTGATTTTCTACCATTGCCGGTTTTGGCATATTCTCTACAGAATATTCTTTGTTTTTCATTTAATTGATTATTCTGTTTCTTATCTGCCATAATCTTCCTTCTTCTTTCTTTCCACGTTTATTTTTTCTTAAATTTTAACTCATCATTAATAGTGAAATGCTCTATATTATTCTCACCATTAAAATATTCATATGAGGTTGCTCCAAATGCCTGGATCCATACATGATTTGCGCCTCTTTTTCCTGAGATACTTCCTTGTTTTATAAATTCATACTTCCATGAATCCCCTTTATAATACGCCGACCCCGCAAAACATTTATATGGTATCTTCTGATTATCAAATATTGCTGCTACATATCCTGCTACTCGATAACAACTTAATCCTTCTGCTGTTCTATGATTAGTTTTTCGACTTTCTTTTACTATCGCATCATTTATTTTATCCACCAATTCAGTTATCTGTTTTCTATTTCTGAAATTGATATTCTTCAATAAATCAGGATGTTTTTCAAGATATCGAGTAGCCTCATCATAATATTCCTGGGTTGTTTCTGCATAGGTATCTGGCATTGCTGGTCGAATATTTCTACCTCTGAAATCTACCGGCTTCTCTGCTTCTGGAATAAATCTCAGCCAATCATAATTATCCTTATTACCAAATCTATTTGGTTCTTTCATATAAGGATTTCCGATATTTTTACCTGCCATATCATTTCTTCTTTCTTCTTGATTGCTCAAAAAATCTACGATTACTCTCCTCAATAATCTTAGACCTGAGACCGAGCATATCCGGGAATTTCTTTTTAACTATCTTATGAAGTTCTGAAAATTCATCTGCCGATAATTTTTTAAGGTCAATGGATGATAATTCAACGGAATTCATTGACTCAAAATTCTTAACTTTTGCTTTCTTTGTACTACCATTTCTCTCCTTCAACTCATTCTCAATAGCCCTCATAGCTACCATGTCATAACTTGACATTGGTATTCCTTTGCTACCCTTCTCTATATTACTCTGGATTTCTTTTATTTCCTCTACGCTTCTCTTCTTAAGGAATTTATCCTGATATGATTTAACCCTATCACTTACTTGATTATTCCTATCATCAGCTTCTTTCTTATTTCTTGATATCTGTTTTTCTTTGGTATCATCCTCAACGCCGGTAGAATGAGTATCAGTAGGCTTTCTATTATGCCACTCCTTCTTGATATCCACTACTTCCATCCCACCATCGTTATAAACATTAAAAGTACCTCTGTACTCATTACCAGCTTTGTCATACAATGATACTTTCTCACCATTCATAAACTTAGCATCACGCTTGATATCTTCCATATCAGCACTTTCCATACCAAGTCCTTGTTGCTTTATATTATAATCAAGCCACTTTATATTCTTACCTGTTATATTATCGACCTTTTTCTTTATTTCATTTTCCTGCTGTTTTCTTAATGAGCCTTTTTCTTTATATTTCTTGATAATTGATTCTTTTTCAGCCTTCTTATTATCTGCCTCTATCATTGAATGGTCAGTTTTATTAGCAGGGTCATTATCTATCTTCTTTTGAACCTTATCTCTCAGAGCCTTTGGTCCACCAATGGATCCATCTTTGAATATAGGAACTCTTGCTCCATTAACAGTTACCCAACGCTCAATTTCTTTCTCTTGTTTAGCCATTACTCATTCTCCTCATATCATATAGGTTTGAAAGGAATATCTTTTTTAACTCCGGGATTACTAATTACAAATTTAAAATAAGAGATAATATTACCGGTCTTTCTATCTATCACGACTTCATTATCCCATTGGTCATCTCCTTCTGCCTTTGAATTAGTGAATACAAAAGCATTTGGGAATTCCTGATAACTATCTATATCTGGATCCATTCTTTTCGCTTTATCAAATGCTACTTCATAAGTAATCATGTTACCTCCTTTCTCTTTCATCAAGCTCATCATATAAATCTAATCTATCGGCAGTGTCTACTCGATGCCTTAATGCAAAATCTATCTGGTCCCCCACGCTCATACTTCTTGGCTGCCTTATTTGAACCATCTTTTCCAATGATTTTTCCATTCCGGTACGAAGACTAGCATTATCCAATCTTACTAATTCAGTATGGTTAACCTTTGTATCTCTGAGGAAATCTTCAATATGACTAGTAGCTGAATTATCTTGTGCGTCATATATATAAACTCTACCTCTACGATTAAGAATCATTACTGAATGATGACCTATATAAGGACCATCCTCTCTCCAACTTACATTTAACTCTCCTCTTGCCCCATCTCCCCAGCCTTTAACTCTATCGACAATGAGTTTAGAAGCCTGCTTTGCTCCTTTAGGCATCTGCATAATCTTTTGATATTTCTCAGAGTTCAATGCATTTTTAGCCCTAAGACGAACCAAGTGAGAGAGTCTGAATAATCCACTTTTAGCAGTATTTCCAGATATTATAAAATTATCCGGATTATCATAATCAAAATCAAAAATTGTATAAGTACCTCTCCAGTTCTTTCCCTTCTCACCTTTAGGATCCGGGTCACGAGGCATTGCTTCTACATCATATCCTCTTGCCTGTAATTCACTTGCTACTGTACATAATGCACAATTATTATGATATAATTTATTGCCTTCTCCATAATGAGGATTGATATAACATTTATCTTGACATTCAACTAATCGGTTAGTTGGATTCTTAACCTCATGCTGTTCACCGATTATGCCCTTATATTCTGGATAAGGCTGAAAATTCTTTACTTTATAATCAGAGTCATTCTCTTTTCTCGGTTCTTCCTTCTTGATTTCCTGTTTAACTTCTTCTTTCTTTGGTTCAGGCTTAGGTTCCGGTTTATCTTCTTTATGGTTAACCATATAGATTCGATGTGATATCTCTTTAATCTTTGCATCTCCTCTACTGGTAACTCCCATCTGCCCTGCCAGAATACTCCTTCTTGCGGGAGTTAATGACCTCAGATAATCTGCTATTGCCTGCTCGTCATGGATTCCCTTCTTAGCCAGCAGATTTGCCATTCTCACCTCAGGAGGAAGGTCTGAGTCTGGATCCTTAATAACTTTCTGAAGTCTTTCTCTTAATGCTTTCGGACCGCCAATAGTGCCATCTTTAAATATCGGTATCCTGGCACCTTTCATGGTTACCCATCTTTCAATTTCTTTTTCTTCTTTCTTAGCCATTTCCTAATATTCTCTCTTCATATTTAGCCCTGGCCTTATTCCATTCTTCATTATCAGTTGGAATCTCCCAGCCATTTAATTCATACCAATAATCCCTCAACCACAAAACAATCTGGATATCTGAGGAAGAACTGAACAATTCAACGTTCTTATATTTCTGTCTCTCAGAATCCCAGATTGCCTGTTTTATTACTATTAACTCCACTGGACTATCGGTTTTGGAACTATAAAATTGAGTTTTATTTAAAAGAATCCTGGCGTCATATTTCTCATTGATAGCTTTCTGGAGTTTTTTAATCTGAGGTCCGAATGCTTTAGCCATTTATTTTCTACGACCTCTCCCACGACTTCTTCTTGTATGGGTAACTCTACGTCTATATGTTCTTCTTACTGACTGGGATGCGGTTGCCATTATTCTCCTCCTATCAATTGTCGAACCATGCTATCCTCGATATCCTCAGCGTTCTGAGTATATTCAGTTACCACTTCCTCAACCGGCAGAGTGATATACCAGAGGAATCCACTAATAGTTAATATCTCCAAAATTACCATGATAATGAATGCTATAAACCATCTCTTTGCACTCATCTTGATTTCGTGGAGTAATTCAGTTGCTAATGTCTTTTCTTCCATAAACATTCTCCTTTATTATTATAAAATTATTTAGAGTTAACATCAACTATTTTATTATCTGAGATTATCATCTCTATTTCTGCCTGGCCATTATCCACAGTTTGGTATATGGATAAGCAATCATTACAGATATGATAGAATTTATCATTCTGGATTCTTTGAAACATCAATGCTGAACATTTAGGACATCTCGGTACATTAGATTGTAATATCGTTATCATTTATGACCCCCATTTCTTGTAAAGCTTTTTGATATCCAAGTTCATATCCTACTGCTTTTCCATCTGAATATCCTTTATTATATTGGTCTCTATCATAATTCAATGCTTTTATTAATTCGCCTTTATCGATGTGAAAACCAACCTGTTGTTCAATCTCATAGACATATCTATCTTCTTCCTGTTTCATTTGCTCATTAATAGTTCTTTGTATCATTTCAATAGGACTTTCATACATCTACTTTTTCTCCCTCGATTATTATTTTCAAATTGCTATAAAAATCACGCATGACGGCTGAAGTAAACTCATTGGTGGATAATTCAGCTGTCAATTTTTCAAGTCCCTCTCTGATATCTTTTTTAGCATCAGCGTATCCTCTTTCATATGCTCTGAATGCTATATCAGCCTTACTCAAATTTTCTTCAAGAGTATCAAAAAATTCTTTAGATTCTTCACGCATTCTATTCCTCACTTTCTGCCTTTATAGTTGCAACTCCATGTATCATGTCTTTACTACCATCTTGATACTTTATCCTTATCCAATTCTCAACATGGTTAGTACGAAACTCAAAAGATTTACAGTTTATATGATGTTCTGTACCACTATACTCAATTACAGTTATCTTCATTCATCATCACTTTCCTTTCAAAGTTTAATTCGTTGTTTAATTCGGTTTTAATTCGATAGATTTTTAAAAATGAATTAAAGTTTTTAGGGTCAAAAAGTTTAATTCGTTTCACTTTCTGCCTTGATTATCTTATCAAGACATTCCTGACACAGTTCTATTTTTTTCCATCCGCCCTCATACCATGACCACCAATAACGTTTTGCCTTATATTTGTATTTTATTTTTGCATCGGGTGATTTTTTCTTACATAAGTCACATACGTGTAATTTCATTCTTTTTCCTCCCTTTCTGCCTTGTGCTTGTCAATAATCCGCAATACACTTCTAACTTTGATACTCTGTCTACCATCTGCAATATTGATAACATCTGCCCTTAATTTCTCCAGCGGAGTGCCGTTTCTTAATGCTCTTGCCATTTCACATACATCATCTACTGCTATTTCATTGTCTTGTATTCCGTTGTCAAATAGCCTTGTATATACATCTTCGGATATATTAACTATCAGTTCCATTCCTTATCCTCACTTTCTGTTTTGTGCGGTGTACAAAAATGTCTATCAAACCAATTAACATACGGATGGCAACCGCAAGTTTCACACTTTTTCGATTGACAAACGTTGTTCTCTGGGTAATAGTAATCACATTCTTTGCAAGCGTTTCGCTTAAACCATTTAATTAACTTTTTTATCATTTATTCCTCACTTTCTGTCTTGCATGGTGCATTTACTTACTTCATCTGCTCTAATTACAAAGATTTATTATTCCGTCAAGTGCTTCTTTCTTATTTGGATTATTGTTTGCGATTTTATTTATCGCCCTTATTGTAGATTTGCACCTTGCCAATTTAAC